AGTATGACACCCTGCCTGTTGCAGGCACACCCGAACGTGAGGCATTTGATGCGCTCATCAACGAAAAAATAAAAAAGTGGATGGAGGGCGATAATGCCGCGCTGCCTCTCGGACGCGGTCAGGAATGGAAGGAGCTGCAGCACAAGACATACACCAACGAAAGCACAAGAGACATCAGGGCGCAGATTGACGACATCTTCGATTTTACGGCCCGGGCCTTTGGTGTTCCGCCGGCACTGCTTCGTGGAGATGTGCAGGATACATCAAAAGCTATCGAGCAACTACTAACCTTCTGTGTGGATCCTTTGGTGGACATGCTCCAGGAAGAGATCAACCGCAAGAGAAATGGATACTCTGGTTTTAGCCAGGGTACGTATTTGAAGATTGATACCAAGAGTATCAAGCATGTTGATTTGCTGAGTGTTGCAACAGCAATAGACAAGCTCATAGGAAGCGGCTGCTTCTGCATAAACGATATCCGCAAGGCTGTAGGTGATGAGGTCATTGACGAACCATGGGCATGGCAGCATTTCATCACAAAGAACTATGAGACAGTAGAGAATGCCCTGACGGCGCTGGAGGGAGGTGAGAACGGTGAAGAATAAATACTATGCACTGGAAACCAACGGAAAGGAGGCTGATATATACATATTCGGCGACATCATATCATGGGAGTGGTATGAGAATGATGTATCCAGCTACACATTGTCAAAGGAGTTGCAGGCATTGGACCCAGACATAGAGACAATCAATGTCCATATCAATAGCTATGGTGGCGAAGTGGCGGAAGGGCTTGCAATTCATAATTTGCTCAGAAATCACAAGGCGAAAGTCAGGACCTATTGCGACGGGTTTGCATGCTCGAGTGCGAGTGTTGTCTTTATGGCCGGTGATGAACGGATAATGAACAGTGCATCACTGCTGTTCATCCACAATGCGTGGACATGCGCTTGCGGAAACGCAAATGATTTCAGAAAGCAAGCTGACGACTTGGACAAAATCACTCAGGCATCCATCAATGCCTATATGCAGCATGTAAACATCACAGAGGACAAGCTCAAAGAATTGCTCGACGCCGAGACGTGGCTCTTGCCTGATGAGGCATTGGAAATGGGATTTGCTACGTCAATAATCGGAGAGACGGCAACCGAAAAAGCTGCAGCAAGCGCCAGAAAGGTGCTTTTTAGTTTGGTAAAAAACGCAAGGTCAATCGCAAATCCTGAGCCAGCCGCAGGACCCAACCAGACAGCAGAGCCGACACCCCAGCAGGCACCTGAGCCGGAGCCAGAGCCGGCTCCACAGCAAAACAAAATATTTAATTTCATGGCGGCATTGTTCCGCTAATTTTTATGAAAAGGAGAGGAGAAATCTATGAAAAATCTTGATGTACTTCAGCAGAAAAAAGCTGAAATCCAGAACAAGATGGCAGAAGCCATCAAGAATGATGACACAGAAGCTTTTGCGCAGGCTTTCGATGAGTTTACGAATTTACTCCAGGAAGCTGTGCTGGCAGAAGCAAAGGGCCTTGTTCAGGCAGCTGACAACCAGATTCTCGCTGGTCGCGGCGTGAGAGTGCTTACTTCGGAAGAAAGGCAGTATTACGAGAAAGTAATCGAAGCAATGAAGTCAAGCAACCCCAAGCAGGCGCTGAGCGGCTTCGGCGATGTATTGCCCAAAACTGTTATCGACGCAGTTTTTGAAGACATAACAGAGAATCATCCCCTGCTTGATGCAATTAACTTCCAGAATGCAGAAGCTTTGACCGAGTATCTGTATTCCAGCATGGACGGACGTTTCAAGGCGCTCTGGGGCAAACTCTGTGGCAAAATCACCAAGGATCTGAGCGCGCAGTTCCACAAGCTCAGCTTTGGGCAGAACAAGCTCTCCGCATTCGTACCGGTCTGCAAGGCCATGCTCGATCTCGGTCCGGAATGGCTGGATAGATATGTCCGTACAATCCTGTATGAGGCAATCGCAAACGGCCTTGAGGATGGTATCATCAATGGCCGTGGCGTAGCTGAGGGTGCAGCTGATCCTGACGACTACATCTACGAGCCTATAGGCATGATCAGAGATCTGACAAACTTCAACGTAGCTACTGGTTACGCGGCAAAAGCAGCAATCCCGGTAAGTGATTTCTCACCTGAAAACTATGGCGGTCTGATATCGCAGTTGGCTGTTGGTCCGAATGGATTGAACAGGGTAATAACTGAGGTGCTGCTTATAGTCAATCCTGTGGATTATCTGACAAAGATATTCCCGGCTACAACTTACCAGACGCCTCAGGGTGGATTTGTCAAAGACATCTTCCCGTTCCCGACCAAAGTTGTTCAGTCTGCGTACATCACTCAGGGTAAAGCTGTACTCGGTATTGCCAAGAGATATCTCGCAGTGCTGGGAACTGGCAAGGATGGCAGGATCGAGTACTCCGATGAGTACAAATTCCTTGAGGATGAGAGGTACTACCTGATCAAGCTTTATGGCACAGGCAGACCGCTTGACAACACCAGCTTCCTGTATCTCGATATTTCCAATATCAAGGCAGTCGCTCCGATCGTGCGCGTTGCTGACTACGTTGATGCTCGTCTGTCTGCTATCAGCCTTAAGGACGAGAAGAACCAGGCAGTCGACATTGGCGTGTTCAACGAAAATGTACATGCTTACTATGCTACAATCGCTGACGTTGCGCAGGCGGGAGACAACGATACAGCATCCCTGACCGTGACCGCTAAAGACCCGAACGCAACTATCGTGGTGAAGAACGGCTCAACCACAGTATCGCCGTCCAACGGTGCGTACTCTCTGACCCTTACCGCAGGCGCAAACGTAATCACCATTACCTCCACTGTAGGTGCAACTGAGCAGGAAGCATATGTGCTCGTTATCACCTACACGCCGATTGTCTAAGGTGGTGCAATATGAGAGTTAAAGTTATAATGCCTTTCAAGGACAAGTATAAAAAGGTTGTCTATCAGAAAGGACAGGACATTGAAGTAACCCAGGAGCGGTACGAGGAATTAACCTCGGCCGCTTCTGGCCCTTTTGTTCAGGCAATCGGCGAGCCAAAAGAACCGACAAAGCCTGCAACAAAGAAATCAACAACAAAGAAAAACAAGAAGTAGGTGATATCATGTCGGCACTGCCGAAAGGACTGCTGACGGCAGTCCGAAATTACCTTGATATAACTTGGAAAGATCCTGCCGGAGATGAGAAACTCTCCGGCATTATCGCCCGAGGGATTAAATACATCAACTCTGTTGCAGGTGCTGAGCTTGACTATACGGTGGAGGACAAGCCTCGGGAGCTGCTTTTTGATTATTGCAGATACGTGCGTTCCAATGCCCTTGACGANTTTCAGAATAATTATCTGCATGAGCTTCTTTCACTCCAAATCAGTCAGGAGGTGAAGGACTATGCAGAAGCCTCAGACGTTTAATGACGGCGTGGCAAATATCTATTCNGTCNGCAACATAGCGCCTCCGGGCGGNATGCCAAAAGACGGGCTGCAGCTCAAAGTNGNTTATCTNCGGTACAAAGAGCGCACGGTTGGTATGTCCCGTTACTGGGCAGCNATGCAGNCACAGGCGAGGATTGACCTTGTATTGAGGATGCCGCAGCTCCGGAACGTATCTTTNCACGATGTTGTTATTCCTGTGGATGGCGAACAATATCGCATCGTACAGATACAATACCCCGAGGATGTGGAGCCGCCAGTAATGGATTTGTCGCTGCAGAGATTGGAGGTGGCCTATGACATTGCAGAGTCTTAAAGATCTCCTTCTCGCCATCGGCCCGCCTGTCTTTCACTACTTTGCTACTGGCCAGACTGGAAACTATATCGTCTGGGCCGAGGACGGTGAAGGTGACGCTATCCATGCCAATGGCAAAAAGGCCGAGCGAGCGATCACTGGCACAATCGACTATTTCACAAAGACAGAGAACGATCCAGTTGTGAAGCAGATAGAGACTGCTCTCGATAGTGCTGACGGTTTGGCTTGGTATCTGAACTCCATCCAGTACGAGCAGGATACCGGATACATCCACTATGAGTGGGTGTTTGAAATCGACGGTGCCGAGGAGGTGGACGACGATGGCTAAGATGTCCGTATCCGGCTTGGATGAGTACATTAATAAGCTATCGAAGCTGGGGCCAAAGATGCCGGAAGTGGCAAAGCGTGCCGTCAAGGCAGGTGTGAATCCCTTGGCCGATGAGGTCAGGAAACAGCTTGAGAAAAACCTCCAAGGCTCTAAATACTCCACCGGTGATTTGCTTGATTCCCTGGGCGTCACACCTGTCGGCGTGGATAAAAACGGCGTATATAACGCAAAGGTTGGTTTTTCTGGGTATGACAGAAAAGGCGTTCCCAACGCACTAAAAGCTCGTGCAATGGAAAGTGGCACATCAAGGCAGCCAAAGAAACCATTTATGCGCCCGGCGGTGAACCGGGCAAAGAAACGAGTCCTAGAAGAGATGGGCAGATCCATTGATATGGACCTGAAGATATATGCGGAATGAAAGGAGTGATAAGATTTGGCACAGATAGGCTTGAGATATCCTGTATATGCGCCGCTTGTTGAGGATGAAGCGGCTGGCACATATACATACGGCACCGGGAAGGTAGCGGCAAAGGCGATCAGCGTTGAAATGAGCCTGAATATCGCCGATGCCCCGCTGTATGCCGATGACGGCATTGCAGAAAGAGCCAGGGAATTCATCGACGGCACTCTGACTTTCACGCCTGATGATCTGACAGATGAAGTGAGAGCCGAGTGGCTTGGTAGCCAAGTAGAAGAAGAAACGCTCAACGGCGAGACTGTGAAGGTACTGAAAAGCACTACACAGGATATGCCCGGGTATTTCGGTTTCGGTTTCATCGTCCCGAAGGTAAAAGAAAATGTCAGAAAATACAGGGCTATCCTCTTTACTAAGGTGCAATTCGCTGAACCCAACGAATCAGCCAAGACCAAGGGTGAAAACATTTCTTGGCAGACGCCAAGCATCGAAGGCAAAATCATGAGGCGAGTCGATGAAACTTGGAAGGAAGAAATCACAGTTGACTCCTTGACGCTGGCCAAGGCCTGGCTGGCACAGAAGCTGAACATCGGAGCCGATTCTGGCAACGGCACAGCAACGAATAATTAAAGGAGGTGGATGAGGGCAGGTAAATCCTGCCCTTTTTGACTATGGGTAAATATGGGATTCCTATCATGCTCGATATCGAGCGCCATATGATCTTCAATCTAAACGTCCTTGAAGCTTGCGTTGAAAGATACCAAAACATGGATGACATACTGAACGCATTTTCAAATATCAAAGCCGCGAAAGAGATTGGCCTAATGATGATCAACGAGGCTACTGAGATGTGGAATGAGGACCACCCTGATGCAAAGAAGCCTCTGATCCAAGACGAGAAACACCTCGGAAGACTTCTCGCTGGTATTAACAAAATTACCGAGTTCACAAACAAAGTCCGCGAAGCCATGCTTGATGGCCTGCCGCAGGATAAGATAAAGGAAGTCGAGGAAGTTGAAAAAAACTTGCGAGCGGCCGCGCAGAAGAAGATGACTGGGACGAGGCAGAGCAAGTAATAGATAATGTGCGGCCGCTTGTTGTCCGGATGCGGAATATTGGAACGGCGCTACTTAATCTATCCGAAAAGGAAGCAGGCAGAAAAACAATAAGGGAAATCGATGAGCGATACAAAGACTATCGAATTTTAATGGGATTAGATAAGCCTTCAAGTCCTGATTTATTAATCCCTGAGGACGTGATATAAATGGCAAATAACATAGGTGCACGCGTTGAGCTTGCTGGTGAACGCGAGTTTCGGCAAGCCCTTTCACAGATAAATACTGGCTTAAAAACGACGGCCTCCGAACTGAAGCTGGTTACNGCAAGGTATTCAGAAAATGCTGATTCTGTTGCCGGATTANCTGCTAAAAACGAGGCCTTGCAGAAAAAACTCGACCAGCAGCGCGAGAAGGTTGAAACCCTCCGCAAGGCCCTGGAAAATGCCAAGGTTCAATACGGCGAAACCGACACCAAGACCCTGAAATGGCAGCAAAGCCTGAACCTTGCCGAGGCCGAGCTCATTCAGGTAGAAAAGGAACTCAAAGACAATTCCGAAGCCCTGCAGAAGGCTAGGGAAGACATGGAGAAGTTTGGTCTCGCCGAGGATGAAGTGGCCGAGAAATCCCGAGGCATCGGCGGTATCATTGCTGACCTGGCAGACAAGCTCGGCATTAACCTCCCCGCCGGCGCCGACAAAGCCATCAAGGCGCTGGATGGCACAAAAGTATCCACTCTCGCCCTTGTTGGTGCTGTTGCTGGCCTTGTCAAAGGCTTTGCAGATGCCACAATCCAAACGGCAAAGACCGCCGATGAGATCCTGACACTTGCATCCACGTCCGGTCTTGCCACCGACACAATCCAAAAAATGAACTATGCTTCGGAGCTCCTGGACGTTTCCACAGAGACGATCACGGGTAGCATGACCAGAATGATTCGCTCTTTGAGCCAAGCCCAGAAAGGAACTGGCGATGCTGCCGATGCGTTCCGCAAGCTGCATGTCAATATACGGGATTCAAATGGACGGCTCAAGGATAGCGAAACCCTGTTCTACCAGGTTATTGATGCTCTTGGAAAGGTCCGGAATGAAACCGAGCGTGACGCGCTGGCTATGCAGATTTTCGGACGTTCTGCTCGTGAGCTGAACCCGCTTATAGAGGCAGGCAGTAGCGCGCTNAAAGANCTGGGCGACGAGGCNGAGCGCATGGGGTATGTCATGGATGAAAACACCCTGCAAAGGTTCGGCGATTTGGACAATGCTATGCAGAGGTTCCAAAACCAGACCCAGACCTTTAAGCAGAGTATCGCCATGGTAATGTTACCCGTCCTGACATCCCTCTTTGAAACCCTCAACAAGATTGACCCGAAGATAATTGCAACTGTAGCTATCATCGGCAGTATCGCTGCCGTGGCCGTGACCGTCGCAAAGGCTATCAAAAACGTAACGGACCTATTCGGTTCGTTTAATGTTGCGACTTTCAAGACCACCGCTATTGTCCTCGGCGTCGTGGCCGCGCTCATCGCCTTGGCGACCGTTATAGCTGTCATCATAGGAAAGGGCAACGAGCTGAACAAGACTATGGCAAACATTGGTCAGAGCGTCGGTCAGGTGCAATCATCGGTATACAGCGCTCAAAGGATGCCTCAATATACCTATGTCCACGGCAGCCATGCGGATGGGCTTGACTATGTGCCGTTTGATGGATATATCGCTAGGCTCCATCGTGGCGAGCGGATATTGACGGCGGAAGAAGCGCGCAGAGGCACCGGCAACACTTTCATTTTCAACGTTCAAATGGACGAGATTGGAGACGTCCAGAGGTTGATCAAGGTGGCCAGAGAGGCCGAACAGATGAGCAGGGCAGGAAGGTTGGTGATGGTTTGATGGCACAGCATACAGTAATCTCACAATGTATTGCAGATACATATATTGATGATAGTACCCCTAATGCGAATTATGGTAATTCTAATATTTTAAGATTGAATTCTACTTATAATCTTTGGAATATAATTTTTATGAAATTTGCACAAGCCAATATACCGGAAAGAAAAAGAATAATAAGCGCAAAACTCTATTTATACTTAACAGAACCATTTGATGCGCTTAATAATAGGATTTTTAGAATCAGGATACCATCTAGTGGTTGTAGTCCAGAAAGATGGGAAAATTGGGAATATGAAATAACTGCCAATAAATTCGAAAAAACAACTACTTCTTTTGGTGGCTCTGTTTTGGCTGCAATCAGCAATAAATGGCTTGCAAGCGGTGATTATCGAGCTTTTGAACTTAGTACACGTAGTATGCCACCATATGTGATAAGCTTGGATGGAGCGACTATAGCTTTTCATTCCAGGGAGAATACAAATCCACCATACATTGAAATTATTTATGAAGATGTACCGCCGGACAAGCCTACACCAAGAAACCCTGTTGGAGACTACAAAGATATTTTCGCCACCATCCATTTTGAATGGGACTACAACAGCAGTGTTGGCGGCGAGCAGAAAAAGTTCGACCTCAGATGGAGTACAGATCAGGAAACCTGGACAACAATATCCCAGACCACATCAAACACTTATTATGATGCACCCGGTGGAACATTCCCAGCTGGAAACATTTA